TATCAAACTGCTTATTCAAGTTATCAATAGCTTCTTTCATATCGGCATCCGATAACTCATTGAGCCCATCGATCGTTTTAGTAGCCTCATCACAGAATCCTCTAATAGCTTCCAATAAGGTGCTATTATATCTACCCAGTTCACCAACATCTGCACCTGGAGCATTTTCTACGACTAAGTCTGGATGATTCTTAAAATACTTATCATTCCATCCATCAAAAAGTTTATTGATTTCTTCAGGATTAAGAAGGTTTACACCAGCAACTGTATTTGAAGCAGCATTAGGATCACCCTTTGCCTTTGACTCGATGATCTTCTTGATGATAAGGAATGCTGAGATAGCTACACCGATGATACCTGCACCGATGAGTACGCCTGTAAGTAAGCTCTCCTGAATGAATTCTCCTTCAACGTATTCTGGAGTAGCATGTTCTTGCATAACATCAAATTTATCAATAGCTTCATGAGAAGTATTATAAATACTGATAGCAGCAAGGTCACTAAGGCTATCGATATTATCAATAGACTTTAATGTTTTTTCTACTACATTATTATTCATATTTATTTTCTTCCTTTCTATTTAATATAGACTTTCCTAGCATATAACTCATTGAGTTTATCATAGGAAATGCCAATGATAACTTTTTCCGATTCATTGCCATATGCCAGTTGTTCATCTCCTGTTATTTCTACAACTAAAGCATCAAATCCATTTGACAGTTTCTCGATATTACATTGAATATCAAGATTTGGTAATAACTGCAAACGATTGCACTGGTCATATATTTTACTTATGATGAGATTCGAAATATTTTTATCATCGGAATAATCATGTAAATATTGTTCAATATCAATTCCTAATTCAGGTATGGATGGATATTGACCTGGTTTCATCATTAACAAAGTTAAGATGATATTTACAGCAGTTTCAAAAGAGGATATCACTTTTGGTTTATATGCAGAATCATAATCAAGTACAACGTCATATCCAATTCTTTGGAAAGATTTTGGATAACGTTTGTTTACTTCATCCAATGTGATACCTTGTGGATCTAACATATAACTTCACCTCATTTCTATTCAGGGGAGTTATGATCGGATTCAACATAATCATTGATGAATTCATCATAGTTTTTATCCACGATTTTGATGTAATGAACTCCTGACTTAGCTGACTCTCTTGCCATCTGTGCATCTTTCAAATGCTCAATTTCTCTGGAATGTTCCATACGAGAATGACGATTGTCACTCTCTTTGATCTCCACTTCCAAAGATAAAGATGGAATATAAAAGTCAGGAATGTACAGATGAACAGATCCATCCTTCCATTTATACGTATAAGTATTTGGTGATGGAGCTATGACATCATCAGGACTCCAGTTAAGAGATTTCAATTTATTTAAGAAATCTTCTTCATATGAACCAATAATACGGAAAGTGTGTTTATCATCCCACTTGTAGTCCCTTGCGAGAGCATGATTATAAATCATCTTTCGTTGCATTTCTGATTCATTCAATAAGTGTTCTTTACCATAAACACCAACCATGTTCTTCTTCATACCTTTTACGTATGATTCTTTGCACTTTGGATCGTCACATAAACGTTCGTACTTCAGAGTGTTCTGATTGAAATGAACTGGATTGGTTCTGCACATAACACATACTCGTCCCATATTCTTATGGACTAATAATGAATATGCAAATTCCAATGGTATTTCACAATCTTCTGGAATCTGATCATTATGTTGATTCACAATGTGCTCACAGTAATCATGTTTATCGTTAAACACTTTATTGCAGAAAGGGCACTTTGTGTTCCTCAATTTTATCACTTCCTTCTTAAAGTTCTTTTAGCATGCGGTTCATTTCATTTACAATAGAAAAAATAAAAAATGGGGTGGCAATGCCACCCCGAAGAAAATCATATTAAATAGTATATCCACGTCAGTAATTATCTGATGAAGCCACCCTGGAAATCGCATCTAAATGCTAACCAAGGAAGTTTCTTATAACCATAGATTTCGATCTCATGTGAGATGTAATCGATGAGCCATTTTGTGTCATGGACATCTAATGTCGGCATGAGTTCGTCATACTTCTCGCGTGAGATTATGAACTCTCTACCTGATACATACAGTGAGTTGTCCCAATCATATCTGCTGATATAAACCCATCTGCCGGATGCATCCATCGTGCCCCAGAGTCCGCGTGGGTTGGTTATGGTTTCTCTAGCACCAGCAAGAATAGCATTCGAGAGACATTCTCCGATTGATGGGTCCTCTTTGAATGGTATAAATTCAATGCCTGAATACGTCAATGAATATAATGGTTTCATCATAATGGTTGCTGTTTCAGATCCCGAGAACATTCTCTCGCCGATATATGAATCGGCATAAACAAAACCTGGGAATTTCTCTATGTTATTATAACGGATAAGTTTGGTATATCTACCCATTTCTTCAACCTTTGGATTAGCTGATGCGTATCCGCCATTGGTTCTTGCGTCAGCTAAGAACTTGAATAACAGTTCATCAATTTCTATTGCCTGGTCATCGATTTTACTGATCAGGTTATTAATAATCCCTATTCCTGTATCGTATGTTTTATCGATGAAAGCAACAGTTTCGTGAGCCTGCTGTATGTCACTCATGATGAGTTTTGCTTCTTCCTCTGATAATGAACCGTGTACCATCAGATCCGATGCTTCCTCCAGGAACTTAGCAAGTTTAGTTTTCAGCATCTGTGTCATAATCGATGACTTATTCAGTTCTTCACGGAAAGTTGTGGTGAATTCTTCTCGAGAAATCTCAAGAATCGAATCGATGAAAGTGTTCCAGTCATCACTAACCTTCTTTGTTGCTTCTGTCTGGCCGACAGTCTTAAGAAATGTTTCATGCAGTTCCTTTACTTCCTGTGAGAGTTCAAAGTTTTCGTTCATAACGATTTCCTCCATCTTATTAGAAAAATATTGTTTAGAAACTATATTAAGTTTCTTTCCTTCAGATTAATAATATACATATATAATCTAAAAATAATAGAAAATGGCTTCGGGTAGCATAAAAAATTTACATATATATTGTACAGGAAACTCACAGATAACTTCCTATATGGGGAAATATAATTTAAAATTTTTTAGAAAGAGAGGATCTTTAACATGGATTTTGACAAGAAAACTCAGTCTAAAACTGAGAAATACAAATTCTGTGATCGTTTCTTAAAGAAGTTTGAGACTCTTGCTAAAGCATATGATGCAGAGCTTAAGAAACTCAGATCTATAGAGAAAGAGATCAAAGGCACATCACATGGTGTGTGCAACAATGCATACAATGTTCGCTTCATTACTCCATCTGACATTTCAACTTATGTATCAAATCTCGATAAGAGTTTAGCAGCTGGATTAATTCACCCAACAGTCGGTGATTGCGAAATGTTTGCAGTTGAATCAGCAAAGAAGTTTGTGGAGGCTAATGGTGGTAAGCCTATTGATACTACAATAGTTGCTAATCAGAATGCCCTCACATTGTGTGACCTCGTTGAGTCAATCGGCAGTGAAGTATTCAAGAAGGATGTTTATACTCACGGTGAAATGACTAAGAGAACAAAGTTTGTTAAGGATGATATTAAGTCATTCGATAACATGCATTTTACTGCAGCTACAAGAGCCCTCATCGGCAAGCTTCCTACTATTATAGAGAAGCACTCAGATGTAGCTTGTTCTGTATGTGATGTTAGATGTAAGCATGAGCTTGGAATCTACATTGGTAACTTCATTCTTTTCGCATTGAAGTTTAACTTGGTATCACTTATGCAGTTGGAACAGTATGCTATTCCACAGGTAACATTTGATTCTGTACCAGATCGTGATGCTAAGTTCACAGCGGCAACAGTTCAGGCTTATTCTGAAATGTACAAGGAAGCAACAGGTGATGAACTCACAAGAGTTGTTCAGGAATCAGAAAATGGTGAAAAGGAAGAAGTTCTTCGTCCATTTGATGAAGTATATACAGAATGCTTCCATAACTGCAAGGTTGGTTCTGAGATAAGAAGCATCGTTCCATTCAATATGAACTTCCGTGACATTGCATTATCAGATGATCATGAGTTCTATAAGAACACCGAACTTGCTTTGGAATATATCGTATCAAATCCAAGATCGCCATTCAATCAGTTGATCGTTAAGTTCACAGATAAGGACAAGAGCATGAGTGATCCTGGTGAAGCTGATATGCTGTTGAGAATGATGTTCGGCGAATACACTAAGAAGATGATGGCTGCATGCAATGATCCATTCTATCGTCCGGATGTTCAGTTCCCTTCAGATCCAAATTGGATGGACAAGATCACATATGGCAATGCATACTATGATATGAACTATCGTCGTGATAATCCGGGTAATCAGCATACTGATCCAATCACTGCAAAGTTCGATATGTTGGCTAAGATGTTCATGCCATGCTGTCATGAAACAGACTCAACTAAGTTAGCTTACAATGTATTGAGAATTGTTGATGTAATGAAAGCAATCATCGCAACAAGATCACATACAAGTGAATGGGATATTCCAAGACAGTTATCAACAGAGATGCTTGCGTTCTTAGGTGATATGCTTACACGTACATTGATGAAGCTCTATCATCTCAATACTATAGTAATAGACTTCTCTGATGATATGCCAGATACAATGATTCCTGGTTACTTTGGTGAAAGCTGTGAATACATTGATGAAGAAACTGGTGATATCGTTAAGATCGAATCATTCATCGTTGAAGCTGATGCTCCTCCGGCAATGAAGGTTTCCGCTCCAGAAGGTAAAGAAGCAACCGGTAAAGCAAAAATTGAAAGCGCTGCTAAAAAATTATGGGCTGCATTTGTTAAATGGCTTGACACAGTAGCTATTAAATATTTTGATCAGTGGGATCGAATTCATCAAACTCAGATCAATGAGGCTCGTGGCTGGCAAAATAAAATCAATGAAATCGAACAGAAACTCGGTAATGGATTCGATATAAATGTTGATGGCTATGCTAAATATAATCTGCAATTTGAGTCTTTAGATGGAGTCGGACCGGCAGCTTTTCATGCAGTGGAAAATGCTATTAATAATATTACAAACTATATCCCGGCGTCAAATAACAATACTAAACTACTTGATGACTTGGAAAAAACATTTTATCCTGAAGAAATTGCTAATGACATAATGTCAACTAAAACAAATGCTACATCGAGTGCTCCTGCTGATAAAAATCAAGCAAAAGCTGATACTGAAAAGGCTCGAGATGCTATTCTCGTTAACTGGTTACTCTTTGGATTAAAAGACAAACAAAAACCGACATTCGAGAATAAACACCCATTAACTGGTGCAGAACTTCAAGACATGTATGGATCTTTAATAAAGGCAATTGGCGAAAGTGGTAAATCTACAATATCTGAAAAAATTTCAGCATATCAGCATCATCTTAGCAATGCTAATAAAGCGCTTAATGACAAAATGTCTGAAAATGCTGGAAAATTATTCCAAGAACAGCAAAGTGCTTCTGCAAAGGTTACTGGTGCTAATTCAGCGGATACCGATGGAACAATTCCTGCTGATTTACAGGAAAAAATAAATGCATTGGAAGCAAATGATAGAGCATATATGGCTATTGCTACACGAGTTGCTGCTGCTGAAAAGGTTGTTAACCAGGCCGCATTTAATTCACTTCTCGGTATTCCAAAGTCAAAGGATAAAAAGGTTAATGAAGAAGCATTTAACAATTCATTCTGGTCAAGAGTATTTGGTTGTATCAAGGGTGTAATCAATGAGTATGATGTACGCATAAAAAATAATCAGATAGGCCAGAACGGTGAAAATGCTGATCAACAACAAAATCAGAATGCCACTGAACCGACCAATCCTTAATTTTTAAAATATCATTGAAAGGAGGAATCCCATATGTCATTCAAGATCTGTAATCCTATGGATAACGGAATCACTATGGAACAGATTACCCAGACTATTAATGAATCAGAAAATCTCGTTGTAGCTTTGGAATCTGTTGCTGCGATGTATGGAATTCCTTCAACCAATGTTCTTAGTAATCCATTGATTAAGAACATTCGTGTTGAAGGAGATACCATTATTGCTCCACCTGTTACAAATGTATCTGGTAATGCAAAAGCAATCATCCAGAGTATCGGTGCAGTAATGGACTATGTTTCACAGCGTGTTGATGATAAGTTGAATAACTTCCAGCATGACTGTGTAAAGAAGAATAAGCTTATGGCTCACATCAGCAGAGAAGCTAATCCTTCTAAAGGTCAAGTAGTTTCACGTCATGTTGATGACGATGGAAATGAAATACTTGTTTATGATTCAGGCTTAATCGATGCTCCGGTTTCAGAAGCATCTCGTAAGTTAATTAAAAAGCTCAAAGAAAAGGGCTTGATTCCTAACGGTAAAGAGTGTAAGAAGTGTAAGGATAATGATGAAGATGAAGAAGAGAATCTTCCACAGTCATCATACTTTTCAGATGAAGATGATATCACAATCGGAACTTCTTTACATGAATCAGCAAATCCAATTTCTAAGGACTTCAAGAACTATGAATCACCATTAACTGATGAACTCGGCGATGAAGCTCCAGAACCTGTTACTGGAACTAAGGTTGACATCGGCGGCGGAGTAAGTGCAGATGAAGTTGATATCGGTGATGAAATCAATGAATCAGCTGATATACTTGATCTCATGGCTCGTTATGGAGATACACGTTATCTCGGTTATTCAATTATGATGGAACAAGGTATTGACTTTGTTAAGCCTGTTATCTATCAGGAAGCTGATGAAGAGAAGAAGGTTAAGCCTTCAGATGTATCTCATATGAAGTTTGATAATAAGCATATCTTAACAGCTATCAAACTCATCAATGAAATTCGTTCAGAAGAATATGATACAGATAAGCGTATCAAGAAGATCAATTACTTTGAGCTTGTTAATCATGAAAAGTTTAAGAAAGCTCTTGATGAGCTGTCAGCTCAATTCGATTGTCGTTTAACATTCAAGGTTCTCACACATCGTGAAGGATCCGGTAATGTTTGTACACCAATCGATGATCATGAAGTAAAGCATAAGGTTACTGTAAGTAAGTCAAAGGGCTTCCAGCTTAATGGTTTACCAATCAGCATTATCACTTACAACTCATTCATTGAAAAGAGTGTACCAGATGATCCTTCATTGTTTGGTCAGTATTTCGTATCAATAATGTGTCATGAAATCTTCCATAACATTTCATCTGCATTACGAGTACTCAATACATCTGTAAATGCTTGTGTTGCTTCTGGTTTAAAGACAGCTGCTAAGACAAAGAATCGTACAGCCAAGAAAGTCATTATCGGAAACATGGTCGATACCATCTCCAATATTCAGGGTATTTCAATTCCTGCTGGTAAGAAGAAGAAACTTGTTAAAGACTTAACTGCATTATCTTTCCTCATAAAGGGAGCTAAGAAGGGTGAAGATGAAGAGCCTGATAATAAGGATGAAGATAAGGACAAGGACAAAGAAAAGGATAAGAAAACAGATTCTAAGAATAAAAAGAAGGATGATGAAAAATCACCAGTTCTTGATAAGAAAGAATCAGATAGTACTATCCAAGAAAAAGTTGACAAGAAAGTCAAGAGAAGCAAGAAACTTGCTAAGCAGATTGACAATGAAAACAAGATGACTGGAACATATGCATTCGGTACAGTTCTTGGTGTTGCAACTACTTTATTAGGTATTTCTGCTGGTCCTTCATGGATTATCACAGGTTTAGGTCTCACTGGATTAAGTGTAATTGGCGGTATCGGCAGAGCTATCGGTTATAACAAGGAAAAGAAAGCATATGCTGAAGGTAAGCAGAAAGATAAGAAGGGAACTCCTCTTAAGAATAATGAAGAGTTCTACTGTGATATGTTTGCCGGTATGTATGGTTTACCAGTAACATTCTTTGTTCTGAATTCTAAGAATAAAGGATACACAGCAAACGATCTTCGTACTGATCAACTCAAAGCATTATATGGTGCTGAAAAGGAATTAGCAAATGCAATGCAGTCATCATATCCTTCAACACTTGAACGTGACTACGCTGCTTTGAAAATTGCAAAGAGTACGTTGAATAACAAGAAAGATCTTGATCCAGCTGTAAAGAAATATCTTGAATGGATTGTTGATAATTATTCTGAAACAGAAAAGATCGGTGTTGAAGATTTGTATAACAAATCAACATTTGATCCTGGTTCTGCAGAAAATCTCGATAACCATTTAAGAAAGTTAATAAGTGACAGTAAGATTACTGTTACAGAATATGACCTTTCTGCTTTAGAAACGGCATATGATTATGATAATGAGGAGGATGAATAATCATGACTAGCATAGTAGATGAATGCTTAAAAAGCATATCACAAATCAATGAAAATGATCTTGATGGTGAGATGGCTGTTTGCGAATCTATGCTTGAAAGTTATGAGAAGATATTCAGTCTCATGGAACATTATAGCGATGACGAATTGTCATCGCTAACGTTCCTTGAATCTGTTATCCCAACTATAACTATTCAAGAAGCAGATGCTGGTGCAAATCCAGCTCCAGCTAATCCACAACCAGCAAATGCTGATCAGAATGCTGAAGAAGATAAGAAAGAAAAACTTTGGGAATTCAATCCACGTGGAAAGAATGAAAAGACTGGTAGAAAAGAAAAGATGTGGAAGTCGATATTACTTTTCATCCCACGTTTAATCATCGCAGTTGGTCGATTCATATATCGTTGGGTAAAGAGTTTATTTACTAAGAAGAATGAATCTGATCAAGCTACTAAAACAGCAGGTGAAAATCTGGATAAACTTGCAGCGGAGGAACCTAATTTCTTTGATGATCCTGATAACTTGACAAAGTTAATTCTTCAGATGAATAGTGATGAAATGGAAAATAAAACTTATCCAGCATTCACTTATGTTATCAATAAGAAAATTGGTGGTCAACAGCAATCAACTGATAAATTTAATAGTGCTATTTCTCCAGGCAATGGAACTTTTATAGTTTATCCACCACTCAGCATCGATAAGATGATTGAAAATCTTCAGCAGTATGATGCTAACATATTAAAAGGATTAATTAGCTATGTGAAAGCTGTTACTCAGGGATCAACTGCTGAGGATGGATCTGTTAAAATAACACAGATTACCAATGGATATGTTGAAAAAACATCAAATATCATAACTGAATTTTCCGAAGTTATACAGGAAGAAAATAAAATAGCCAAAGATATTACAGCAAAACAGGCAAGCACAAATTCATGTGTAGTCACACTTGATAATGGTGAAACTAATTCAGAATATGGTTTGAGACCTGATCAGCTGTGGGATAAATTTAATGATGTTAATAAATTAATAGAGATCATCAATGCGGATGATACTGTAGTAGCAAATTCTGTTAAACAGTTAACATCATTTGCTACAACTCCTGAAGATGGGGCTGTTGAAGCTTTAACCAAAATGCTCAACAGTCTTAAGAATGTAACACAAATAATGCTTTCACAAGTACAGATCGTAGCATCACTGACAGATGGATATATGAATTGCGTAAAGAAAATGAGCAACTTCGAATATCTCTCTGCTGCTCTTGCACGTATCACTGGTAAAAAGCCTACTGCTGGTACTGGCCCAGAAGATAAGAGTGATACCGGCGAAGATGATGGAACTGACAATGATACGCCTGGTGATGGTGAGACAGTAACAATTAAAACGAAAAATGGTTTATTTGGACTTGGTAATGGTGAACAAATTACCGGTAGAACACAGACATGGTATGATACCACATTTATCATCAAGAAAGGTGATTTATCTACTAAAAAGATCCATTATATTGGACCTGCTAAACCATTTAAAAATTATGCCAACCAATTGGTACTTAACGGCGAAGGTTATACAGTTACAGAGACAGGAAGAAAAGAATTCACTGCCGTTATTACACCACAGGGCCGTGTATATAATAAAGATAAGCGTACGGAAGTTAAACCGATACCATTGCCAGAAAAGGATTCATCTGATCTTAAATTAATTTACAGCGAATCATACTATGATCAAAATGATAATATCGAACCATTAGAATATTAATATTGAGAAGGAGTGAATAATATGCCTAAATCAGCATTAACTGATTATGTGTCGTATACTCCTAACAAGACAGCTCCGAGAAATCAACCAGTTTCAAAAATCACCATTCATCAAATGGATGGTGTAATGAGCATTGAGGAATTTGGGGCTGTCATCTCAAAAGAATCCAATGGAACAAGTTGCAACTATGCTATTGGTTATGATGGTAAGATTGGATATTTCTGTGAAGAAGAATATTGTTCATGGTTTTCAGCTTCACCAGAAAATGATAATCAAGCCATCACAATCAAAGTTAGTAACTCTACTTGTTCACCAGATTGGCCTATTTCAGATAGTGTATGGCTTAAGTTGGCAGAACTTTGTATAGACATTTGTAAACGTTACAATTTCCGGTTAACATATACTGGTGATAAGACTGGATCACTTACATTCAATAGAATGTTTACAGATGAAAGTCGTATTCCATTTGAAGATGAAGTTCAATTACTATGTAATTATGTAAACACATTTCTTGATGGAAAATTTGCTAATCATAGAATATCTCCTGAAACGGTATTAAGTACAACTGCAAAAGTGAATGTCAAGATTGGAGATCTTGTTATGGTTAACAATGATGCAATCTATTGGAATAGATCAAGAGTACCCGATTGGGTTAAATCACGTTGGTTTATCGAAGATCTCAAGTTTAATCGTGCTACACTTGGTAGGTCAGAAGATGGTAAACACATACTTCATTCAGCTATAGATGTCAAATATCTTAAGCTGGTAAGTAGTAAACCAGTAGCCATTCCAGTAAATAAGCAGATTAGACTTTTAGTCAATACAAAGATATATGACAAATCACTTTCTGTAGTTACCAATAGAATTCCAGTTACAAAGATTTATCATATCTCAGAAGAGATAAGTAAAGATGGAAAAACATTTGGTAAACTTCAATCTGGTATAGGATGGGTTAATTTATCTGAAAAAGATACAACGGATAATGTTAAAGTTGGAGATATGGTACGCATATTAAATAATAGACGATATGATGGAAGTATCTTCAAACAATCCCAGGAAGCATACAAAATCATCGCGATCAACGGTGATAAAATTAGTATCAGTACAGATGGTACATTCATTACGACAGATATCAATATCAAAAACATTGCAAAAATATAATATATGAGAGAGGGGCCTCGGCCCCTCTCTTGTTATTATAATATAATATTGCAATGGTGGTTAGGATTGGTGTTAGTTAGCAGTTTGTAGTTTGCATTGTCAGTCCCGCATATTGATGACCGGAGTCCACGATTGATTTTCCAGTATGTCTTAATGGAATCATCAATATACGTATCATTATATCACATTTTCTTACATTTATTCATAAATTATGAAAGGAGCCGGTGACGTTCAAAGGCAAAGACGCGTCACCTATGTACACAACTTATTTTAACCAGTAGGAACAGTTTTTATTTTAACGAAACGGTAGGTAAACCATCATAAAAGTTTTACGCTTAAAACCACCATTGCAATATTACATATTGTTGTATTATATACGTATATTATTTTTACGAATATAGGAAGACAATATTCAAAAATCATTTGAATGAAGGGAGTATGGAAATGGGTAAAATTGAATTGCTATCTAATCCGGATTATCCAGAAGGAAGTCTATTAGTAGATGTAAGATATTATAAGAGATCACAAAATAATCCGGAATGTTTTGAAGTCATTTTATGGAACTCATTAACGAAGAGATTAGAAGTATATTATGAGGAACCGATTATTGATATATGGTTCCTGAATGAGGATAAGAGAACAAACAAATATCAGATAGCTCAAGCACCAATGGATGATTGTTATAAAGTATTATGCAAACCATCTCAAGTATTAAAAGCAATTGCAGATAATGTTGGTGGAGAATATCAAGATTGGTATGAGAAAAATAAAGATGTAATATTCCAAGATGCTGTTCAGAATTATATGCTGAAGTGCCCATGGGTATTTAAAGCAGACTTTTTACCTGATGTTTATTATCGTTTGAACTGGGCTTGGAAGCACGGAAATAAAGCAGATATCGGACATGTAGAAGTAGCATTCCTGGATATAGAATGTGATGTCATTGATAAGACTATAGATATGAAAGATCATACTGATGTAACACAACCAGTCAATGCGGTAACATTGATTTTACCGGCTCAAAAGATTGTAGCTGTATTTGCATTAGGTCCTCGTCCAAAGTATAAACTACATTCAAAGTTTCATGATTTATTGGAGAAACAAGAAAAAGACTGGGAATGGTTATGTAATCATCAAGATGAATTTAAGAGAATGATCATTGAAGATGATAAAGATAATAAAGAGTATATTGGTGATTTCGATATACGTTTACATCTGTTCCCATTTGATCGTGAAATAGATATGATTAAGACTGTATTTGATTACATCAATAAGTATAGACCATGGTTCTGTTTATCATGGAATGCTGAGTTTGATGATAATTATCTCACAAACAGAATTGCATATCTTGGTTATGATCCGATTGATATAATGGTACCGGCTGAATTCATCACGAAGAAGATCTATTATAAAGAAAATAGAGATCCGAATGTAACTCCAGAAAGTTCAAAGGACTGGTTCTATTGTTCAACATGGACTCAGTATATGTGTCAAATGAAGAACTATGCATTGACACGTAAGAGTCAGTCTAAGAAACGTTCAATGAAGTTGACAGATGTTGGTGGAGATGAAGCAGGAATTCATAAGATCAATGTTGCAGAAGAAGGTACATTCCGTGAAGCAGCTTATCAAAACTTGATACTGTTCTTGTTGTATAACGTTCGTGACGTTGTTGTGCAGTTTGCTATTGATGTCAATACAATGGATACTGCTGCATTCTATGCAAGATCATATAACTTCTGTACCCAGTATAGTAAGTGTTATCAAGAAACTCACATTGTTAGAAACTGTCGAGAATACTTCTATGAAAAGTATACTAAGTTCGTACAAGCATGTGCACTTGAAGTTGATAAGAATGCTGACTCACATTACAAGGGTGCTTATGTTGCGAACCCATTACTCAATAAACCAACTGGCATGTATCTTAATGGAAGAAACACAAATAACTTCATTATTGCCGCATCAGATGCGGATGCGAAATCATATTATCCATCATCTAAGATGGGTACTAACCAGGACCCAATGACATTGTTATATAAGATGGTCATTGATAATACAATCTTCCGTAATCATGAGATACCAAATAGATCATTAAACCAAGAATACTTCTGGTATGATTCTGAAGGTAAAGCTCATGATGAAGATATGTGTGCTCCAATAATAAATTCATATAAGAATGGCAACATCATGTCGATGTGTTACTCATGGATGGATGTGCCGAGTATCTCGGAACTGTTCGAATATGTTGATGCAAATCTTTAATATGAAAGGAAAATAGTAAGATGATCTCAAGAGAAAAAGAAGAAGAAATGCTCGATCTGGCGACTAACTATATGGCATTGTATGGAGTCAATGTCAATATGGCTCGAGCAATTCCATTTATTAAGGATGGATTGAAACCTATCCACAGACGTATACTGTTTGCGTTATATAAATTCCATGGTGATAGCTTAGTAAGAACCTCAGTATTGTTAGGCGACGTTGGTAAGTTATCACCTCATGGCGATTTGAGTTTAAATGGTACTATTGCAAAGATGTGTCAAAAGTTCTCAAATAATGTTACATACTTGGATGGTCATGGTAATACTGGTAACGTCACAACAGGTGATGACTATGCAGCTGATAGATATTACTCAGTAAAAATGTCAAAGTTCTCAAAGGAAGTATTCTTTGGAGAATTTGATGGTAAGATCAATATGATGCCAAGTTATGATGGATCATTTGAAGAACCATTTACATTACCTGCGAAGTTTCCAACTGTTCTGTTGAATGGTACATCAGGTATCGGTTACACATTATCTTCAGATCTTCCACCTTATAATCTTAATGAAGTAGCAGATGCAACTATCAAGGTTATTAACTTCGATAAAGAATTCAGAAAAGTTGCAAATGCATATATTAAGAAACATAAGAATGAAGTTAGCGAATATCTGTCTTATGCTCCAAATGTTTATAATGTAATGACAGTAAAAGACAGTGTATTCAAAGAATTAGGTTTGAAGAAACCAAAGATTCGTTTGATACCAGACTCACCAACTGGTTGTAATGTATTCATTCGTGAAGCTGATAAATATACAATGGAATGTGTATATGAGATTGATAATGTAAACTATACAATCACAATATACAATACTCCATATCAGATATACATTGATGATCTCGATAAATCTTTAAGAATACTACAGGAGTCACCAAATGCAATTCCTGAGATAGTATCTGCTGAAGAAGAGTCAAAGAACATTAAAGCAGGAATGAAGTATGTGATTCGTTGTAAGCCATGTAATGTTCAGAATGTTGTAAATAAACTGTTTAAGAAGATCGGCGGTTTCCGTTCAAACTTCATCACCACAAACATGACAGTTATCGACTCAACATATCATACAAAATTATTTAATGTAGGACAGATACTCGGTGACTGGATCTCTCAAAGATTTGAAGATAAACGCGCTTGGTTATTAAGAGACTTAGTAGCTAAGACAACTCGTCTCAATATGTTAGAGGGTAAAGCTTACATGTTGAGTGGTAAGAATCTCGAGAGAACTGTCAATGTATTCAAGAACAGTAGAAACAAGTTAAGTACAATCGAAAATCTTGTTAAAGAATATAAAGGCAGAGTTACATCATCACAGGCTGCATTCATTGCAGAATTAAAGATGTATCATATCACTCAGGAAGAACATGCTAATACTCTTGCGGAAATCAAGAAGGTCGAAGAGGATATTGAATTCATCAAGAATGCTGTTAATAATGATGATGCAGTTCAGGATCTCATCATAAGTGACTTAATGGACATTAAGAAGAATTATGGTGAACCAAGAAGAAGTAAAATCATCTCACCAAATAATGAAGAGAATTCAGCAGTTGGTACAGTTCATATACTTCCAGATGGTAATGTAATCTTCGCAGCTACAGATAATCTTGAAGCATTATCTTCAGACATCAAACCAATCAATGGAAACATGGTTTGTTTGATTGATGAATTTGGTAATGCTGTATGGATTGATACTCGAAAGGTTAAACATAATGTAGCAGCATCACTGATTTCTTTAGGCAATAAGAAAATGTATAAGTGTATAGCAGCTGTAAGTAATCCTGACAATGTATTGCTGTTACTCACTAATAGTGGTAGAATCAAAGCTATATCAGTCCACAATACTATTGCTAAGCCAGGAGATGTCAAACCATTGATACCATTAGAAGGTGATGAAATGGTTGTTGCAGCATTGGAAGTACCGAACAATTCTGATGATCTGTTAATATATACATCCGATGGTAAGGGTAAGCGTATACAGATCAAAGATATTGGAATGAATACTTCTCGTGCAGCTAGTGGAGTAAAGATCATTAAGAATCTTGATATAAATAATGTCAGTGGTATGTTTGTACTCAATTCAAAGAAGCCATTGATCTGTTATGTAACAAATCTTGGTAGAATGAGAATTAATCATGCAAAGTATCTCGTTACAGGTAAAAAGTATGATGATCTCAAACCACTTATTGAATTATGTAGTTTGGATGATCTTCAGAACGTATTCTGCTGTGATGATCATCAGATTGTTACATTGTATACAGATAATGGAAAGAGTGTATCAGTTCCAATAAGTACATTAGGTATTTCTACAATCAATACACCACCTGTAAAAGCCAAAGGTTTATCAGGTAGAGTAAAGATTATTCGTTCAAGCATCACGTAAGGTAAAGGGGACAACTATGTCCCCTTTATTTTTCTATGACGAATAATTAAAATAAAATTGAAAGGGTGATCTGTATGATCAAGTTACTATCTAACTTTTTAAAGTTATTTAAAAAAGAAGAGGAGTTCGATCCTCATAAGAAATTTAAATGCAAAGTTTATAGTAAGCGAACCGGACAATTCTTAGGGATGATTGAAGTAGACTATAATGAATATAAGGAACGAGTTACATTTGATACTACGTTTAGATATTCTCGTGTAGAGGATGGTGATTAATAATGGCCAAATACACGGTAATGGTACGAGCAACATCGATTACCATTACTCCTGGTATGGAAGCAATGGATGAGTTAGAAAACCTTTTAGAGTTATTAACTTATGAAGATGAATTTGCAGAGGAAACTAAAACATTAGGTTTCTTATATGATGAAGGATCTGATACGTTATATCTTCATAAAGGTATTGATATAAACTACTTGAGACGTTGTATTCCAGATTCAAAATTTATTGACTTCCCTTGTCATCGATATGAAGAAATGAAATTCGATTGGGAAGAAATTATAGGACCTCGTAATGAGGAACAGGCAGACTGTATTGACTTTATATGTGGACAAGGAGGACACTCATCAAATCTCGATGCATCACAAATATTTCTTGTGAAGCAGCCGGGGTTTGGTTGAATAAGGTAAAACATATTGTGCCGGAGCAGGTATCGGTAGATATAAGCTAAAGACCTTAATTATTATGCACCGTGATAACTTACGTAAGCAGTGGGCTAAATCATTGTATGACATGAATGGATTCTCAAGTAAAGAAGTTCATGAGATAGAATCAGGTGAAGAAATACTTGATATAGTTACTGGAGATTATAAACCAGATTATGATGTATATTTGATAACTCATGCTACATTCAGAGCTGGATTAAATCGAGTTGGTAGCTTAAATGCAATGGAAAAGTTCACTGAGAATCTCGGTATTGGTATGAAGATCATCGATGAAGCTCATCTTGAATTCAGAGATACTTTAACGATGGATGCTGTAATGAATGTAAAAAGGAATTTATATCTTACAGCTACAAATGCACGTTCATCAAAAGATGAGAATGCAATATTCAAATATGTATTCGCAAATACTTTGTTCTACAAAGAATCACGTGCAATGTATGATAACCGTCCAAAGAAATGGGTTGACTATGTAACCGTGTGTGTTAATACTCATTGTAAACCAAACATTTACAGGTACCGCGTAGTGGGAGCTAAGAATATGAACTCAGCTACGTATGGTAAATGGGTTATTAACTATGATAAAAATCATACACATTTCAAAGCTTGTCGTGAATTAGTTCGTCAAACATATAATGATGATTCTAAATCAAAGATGCTTATATTTATGCCTTTGATTGATCTTTGTGAAAAATGTCAAGAGTTCTTATTCTCTTTGAATAATGATCCTACATTTGATTATGAACTAGATATACGAACAATCAATTCTCGTAATAGCAAGAGCGAGAATGAACGAGCTAAGCAAGCTGATATAATCATAACAACGATTGGATCAGCTGGTACTGGTACTGATATTCCGGGTATAACAGATATCATTTGTTGTAGTCCATTCGTATCAGTAGTGACGTCAAAACAGGTGTTTGGACGAATAAGATACATACCAAAGAAATGTCATTATTATGACATCTATGATGAATCTGTATTGATGGATAAGATATGGATGAAATCACGTGCAAGAACATTAAGACCTTTAGCATTAAACTCATACGATATCGCATATGTAGAGTCCGAAAATACTTAAACTACATATGTATATTATTATTGTGATAGAAGAAAAATAAATATTCCTATCGGAGGAAAACAAATGGAAAAAGAAAAATGTTGGCCACAGAGAATGGCCACACGGATGAGAACACTTTCTGCCGACAATTGTGTCGGCTCCTTTCCTCTTTCTATTACAATGGTAATAACAATCAATAGCACTTAATGATTTGAAACTTAAATTAGTCGAGGGCCCCTGAGGGGGCCCTTCGAATAATTATTCATGTTCGGTTTCTTCTGAATGTGGATCGGAAGTTTTAATTGGTGCCTGAGCACAATATGGGAAAGAAATATCAGGATTTAATTTCCTTAATTCGTTCTCTAACCAGGAACGATACTTGTTATTATCAACTACTACCCACTCCATCAGTGTTTGAAGTCTGTTGGATAAGTCTGAGATTTTAGAATCGAGCTCTTCATTACGTTTACGAAGAGCATCGCATTCTTCCTCATACTTCTTTGCAATATCAGTCATCTTCTGCTGGATATAATCTATGGATTTACGATTGGCTTCTTCACGAGAGTCCCTTAAATCCTGTTCAAGCTTTAAAGCTTCGAGTTTATATTTACGGCGAGAAAATATTGCAACGAGTGTACCTGATAATCCACCGGCACCAAGAACACTGACAAGAATCTGGGTAATGTCAAGACCTGAAAATACTGACATACTAAATTCTCCTTTCGACATACTACAATCCAAGTGAACACTCTCTCGGACAAGTGTGCACTTATTAATATTTTGTATTTGCAAAGAACATAAGGATATAATGATATAAGTCATTATGATTCAACTCTTTGCTGTCGAGTTGGAATTTATGCGTATGACGAAAATAATGAAAAAATAAATATCCTAGAATCTAAAGAGATTCATTTTCAGGTCAAATTAGAAAGAAAGGTAAATAAGATATCATGCATTTTCGAAAACAAGCAATAAAGAAAAGTAAACAGCAAGAAAACAATATATCCGTAATCAGAAATACAAATGGTACTGGAAGTATCATCGCTAAAGTATTATTTGTATGGGTAGTGATTATTGGATTGGCGTTTGTAACAAACGAAAAGTTAAAGAGTAAAACTACAGATGATTCCCTTGCATCAGTAGATGTTACTACAACTTTAACAGATTCAATTGTTACGACAACTGAAACTACCACATCTGCAAGTACAGTCAAAACGACAGCAATGGCAGTACCGAAGGAAACTGTTAAGATCACGGTCTTAGCAACTTCCGTAACCGTTCCAGCCACCGAACGGATGACTACAACTACAGAAGTGATAGTAACTGAACCTGAACCAGTTCATGAAGAACCTCAGATTGTTGAAGAGATAGTTCCAGAACCAGAACCTGTCTATGAAGAACCTGAAGTTCATGAAGAAGTAGTTCAGGAAGAACCACAGCCAGTGGAAGAACCGGTAGTTGAGAGTAATAACAATCAGCAGTATTATTCCGATGATGGAGACCACGGCTGGTCATATGTCTCATACCGTTATGGACTTCCTGATATATCAGCAGATAGGGAAAGATACCATGCGGCATTAGACTATGTCACAGAAGCAGAACGTGTATATTTAATAAATGTAGTCACATCAGAATATGGTAGTGACTACGTGCCTTTGTATGAAAAGGCGAAAGTTGTTGCAGTCGTAATGAACAGACTACACAACGGGTATTGGGGTGAATCCATATCATCCGTATTATCATACCCAGGACAGTTTGTAGGGTATTATCTTAAAGACGGATTTTATGGGAACGTAACTCCGGAGTGTATTGATGCCGTAGACTATTATTTCCTGCATAAGGACGATAGTATGTATAATGGCATTATGTATATCAGCGGAGGAGGTGGATGGAACTCATTCTATTGATCTCCTCAGAAAGGAGAATCAAATGAGTAAAAAAGGGGTGCAAATCGCTGCTGTCAGAATTAATGGCAAAATCGTTGAAGCAATTGACAAAGACGGAGCCTTAATTAAGGTCACAAGACAACAGCGTGAATTACTCAGGAACTACAAAGCTCCAGAGTACATTCAGGAAATAAAGAAAGCCTTTTCTAATGACCATATCGTGGCAGATGATTTTATGGTCCTCAAGAATGGCGATCGAGTATTTCCGAAATAATTTTTATCATACGCTTAAAAGAATCCGGGGGCCTCGACCCCCGGATAATTTTATTCACATATTCTTCTATCAAAGTTTAAAGATCTTCAAGAGTATCAGTAACGAAGGATTCATCATCAATATCATCGATGTCTTCTTCTACATTCTCTTCTTCGTCGTCATCATCGAAGTTAATGTCAAGACCTTTATAAAGCTGCTTTCCAACTTGGTTGAAGCCTGTAGCAGATCCCCCTGCAGCTAAACCAATGAAGAAAGCTTCGATGACATTCTTACCCATGTCAATGTCTGTACAGAAAAAGCCCAACAATCCTAAGGTTACCCCGTAGATGATTGAAAAGAGTGGTAATACCCTAGAAATGTCCTTTCTAAAGCATGCTGTAGCAATAAAGCGTGTCGTAGACACTAACATGGTTACAAACGTAGTGATTGTTATGATTGAGAATTGCAACATAATAATTACTCCTTTCTAATTTACTAATTTATAGCTAAAACTATATTAATTAAATGGAGGTTACAGTAAATGAATTTATCCGAAATAAACGCACAGAATGAAGAATTCATCTCAAGGATGATAAACGAAAGTAATGTAAATTCAGGCAATGAAGTCATCCCTGAGAATGAACCAATGCCAGAAAATACTTCAGAAATCCCTGAAGAGGAAGATCCAACAGTATGTGATCTCGAAATCATTCTCTCTTATGGAGAGTTAATGAAGATGGGATTTACAGAATCTGTATTCGCAGATCTTATGGAAAGATATGCGGATATCAAGCAGATGGTGAATATGATGCACCATCAGTTGGTAAGCATCTTCAAGAATGAACATCTTGATGAAGCAGAAGCATCATCTGCAGCAGCATTAACAGATCTCGGAGTTCCGGTTGAAAAGTATATTCTTACAACCGAAAATCAGGAAACAGAAGAACTTAGAAGACTGAGATTAAGCTTTATGCTTACAGACTTAATTTCAATCTATTCTGAAATCGTTCATGTTATGGGTGAACGAAGAGTTATGAGTCAAACATTTACAGCAATATTGGGAGGTATGCATAATGAAGATAATCAAACCGATAATCAAGATAGTGGATCCGATGAGTCCACAGAAAATGATCAGAAAGCTGAACCGATCAGCAAGGAAGTGTTACCAAAGTGAACCAAAAGGTCCTGATGAAAATCTGGTAAGGAATATCATTAAGAGCGGACATACATCCGTTCTTGAACATGCATCCTTTACGCTGGACATCATTACAGACCGTGGTGTACTCGCTGAACTTACACGACACAGAATGGCTGGATACTCTGTAGAAAGCACAAGATATTGCAATTATAATGGTAAAGAAATCACATTTATAGAGCCAATCACTATCAAAGATAATGAGAAGCTTTATGAACTTTGGAGAAATCAATGCCTGACGTCAGAAATGGCTTATAAGCAGATGAAGAATCTCGGAGCCAAATCACAAGAAGCTCGACAGGTTCTGAATAACTCACTCAAGTGTGAGATTAGAATGACTGTCAATGTAAGATCATTACGTAATGTATTCAATCTGCGTTGTGCACATGAAGCACATCCACATATAAAACAGATCTTCATTCCACTGCTTTTATGGATGCAGGATAAATACAGTGTGTTATTCGAAGATATAACATATGATCAGGATTTCGCAAAGAAATATCTTAGTGATTGGAAGAATTAT